GCTGTATCAGCATACGCACTAGAAGATGACGACGAGCTAGAGAAGTTTGGGCTAGAAGACTTAGAGAACCTAACTAAGCTCTTTAGGTTAGTAGCTCTATCCTCAACATTATCTTGCGTCTCTACATTATTTAACTTAGGTCTCATAGAGGAGAAAGGAACAAAACGTGGCGAATGATTGGTGGGCAAGTAAGCTTGGAGGCGGAGCACCTGCTCCCAGCAGTACTCCTCCCGTAACTCCTAATCCCGGAACTGTATACAGGCCTTCACAAGGCAATGCACCAGTTACCTATGACCCTAAGACAGACCAGACCTTGACTAAGGCTCAGAGCCAGAGACAAGCTGATAGCTGTCCTAATTGTTATTCAGGCAATTACTTTGCCCCACAAGGTTCACAGCGTGCTAGATGCTACGACTGTGGTTACCCGTTGTTGCAGCAAGGTTCCGGTGCAGGAATGCCGGGAGGAAGTGGTGGCGGTAATGCTACTCCAGCTAAACAAGTAGGTCAAGGTGCAGGATTTAATCCAAATATTATCGTAGATAGGATCGGTTAATGGCAGTTCTAAATGCAGAAGCATTAAAGGTAGTAGCTAATATCAACAAGAAGCTTGGTGCTGGCACAGTAGTACGTGCTAGCGAAGTCAATCTTCCTAACCGTATCCCAACAGGCTCACTCACCCTAGACGTAGTTCTTGGTGGGGGTTGGCCTATGAACCGATGGGTTGAGCTTGTAGGTGAGGCATCTCACGGCAAGACAGCTCTAGCACTTAAGACAATCGCAGCTAACCAGGCTAAGAATCCAGAGTTCACAGCTGTCTGGATTGCTGCCGAGGACTTTGACCCTGAGTACGCAGAACTATGCGGGGTTGATACTGAACGTGTAATCATTGTAGAGACTAATAGTATGGAGGATGCATTTGACGCAGTTATTCAGTTCATGGAAAGCAAAGCGGTGGATATGGTTGTTATTGATTCCCTTCCTGCTTTGGTTCCTAGTGCGGAAGATGAGAAGCACATGGAAGAATTTACTGTGGGGCGAGGAGCACTAATCACCAACAAGTTTTTCCGTAAAGTTTCATCAGCTACAAAGCGTGATTTGATTGAATCAGAGCGCCCAGTCTTGGGCATCATGATCAACCAATACCGTATGAAGATTGGCGTCATGCACGGCGATCCTCGTACTACGCCTGGAGGTCTTGGCAAAGACTACGCCTACAGCGTTCGTTGCGAAGTAAAGCGTGACGATTGGCTTGAGGTAGGCACCGGACAGGAGAAGAGGCGTGTGGGGCAGACCATCCGTGTCCGTACTATTAAGAACAAGACCTATCCCCCACAGCAGACTGCTTACCTAGACTTCTACTTTGCAGATGGTGGACCGGTTGATGGCGGAAGCTATGACACCGGCAAAGAGATTATTGCTCTGGCTATCCTCAATGGCATCGTAGACCGTCGTGGTGGCTGGATGTATTACAAAGACCGTAAGTGGCAGGGCTCTCAGGCTCTTATTGATTCTCTAAGAGAAGAGATTGACCTCAGGGATGAGATCAGTGCAGCTGTTATGGATACTCTTAAGAATAGTCCGGCATTAATGCTGGAAGCCCCAGATGAAGAGTGAGGGTCAAAAGCAGTCTCTCAAGCATGAGAAGAGGCTGGCTAAGTTAACTGACGGGGCACGCAGCGCTGCTTCTGGGGCCTTCTGGTCCCGGAAGGGCGATGTGCGGAATGATCACTACCTCTTTGAGCACAAGTGGACTAGCAAGAAGTCTTTCAGCATCCAGTCAACTATCCTAGATAAGATCACCACAGAGGCGATCCTAGATAGCCGTGAACCAGTGCTGGCTTTCCACTTAGACGGGGAAGATTACGTCATCATCCTTGAGCACCATTTTCATGAATTGACTGATGCAATGTACAATAAGGGAGTGGGGGGCCACGATGAACAAGGTGAATAATTGGTTTTACGTTACTCTGACGACCCCTCATGGACATGGCGTTACGACGCAAAGTGTCAAGGAGAAGACACAGAAATTTTCTTTCCTCCACGTGATAAGGCGTTATACAAACCTATCGCAGACAAAGCGAAAGCAATATGCTGGGGTAAAGACGGTCAGCCTCCATGCCCGGTTAGACAAGAGTGCCTAAAAGAGGCTATACTAAAATCGGAACAGCATGGAATATTTGGGGGCATGTCTCACCGAGAGCGAAATGCTGTAGAGCGCAGGATTAAAAAACTGGGGATCACTCTAGAAGAGTGGTTTGAGAAAGAGGGCAGAAAGTATGGGCAAACCTAAGACTATTGCCAGTAAAGATTTAAAAGCATTTCTTACAGCTAACAAGCGGGAGACTAGACTCATGGGCGCAGTAGAGCGCCATGTATTGTCACGTCCTTTCGATGATCGTGATATGAGTTACATTCATCCATCAGATATCATCAAGGACGATTGGTGTGCACTTGCACAGTACCACGCTATCAAGGGTAACTATGTTGAGACCCGTGATAAGCCTACCGCTAGGTTAGCTTCCATCTTTGCAGAAGGCCATATCATCCATGCTAAGTGGCAGAACTGGTTTAAAGAGATGGGCGTACTCTACGGCAAGTGGTACGATGCTAAGACTGATGACTATACCTGGGCTACCTCTAAAGACCTAGTTGGCTACTCCCGTAAAGATATTGAGTATAAAGAAGTCCCACTTCGTAGCGACAAGCATATGATTCGTGGACATGCTGATGGCTGGATTAAAGGCCTTGGAGATGATTGCCTAATTGAGATCAAGTCTATTGGTTCCGGTGGTCTTAGGATGGAAGCTCCGGCTCTCATGGCCCAGTCTGAGGACAATGTAGAGAAGGCTTGGAAGAACATCAAGACCCCTTTTCGTTCACACCAGTTGCAAGGCCAAGTCTATTTACACCTATGCCATCTAATGGTTGAAGAAGATCTTCTTCCCGAAGCTCCTAAAGAGATTGTCTTTATCTATGAGCTTAAAGCAAACCAAGAGTATAAAGAGTTCGTAGTAACTTATAACCCAGAGTTCACAGCAGAGATCTTTGATAAGGCTTTGGATGTAGCTTGGGCAGCTGAGAATAGCCGTCCCCCAGTTTGCAGTATTGATCCTAACAAGGGTTGCAAGCGTTGTGGGCCATTTCAGGAAACAAAATGAGCAAAGTACACGACAACAAGGGTTACTGTGGAGAGTGCGGTAATTACTCAAAAGAGTGTAAGACCCTTGATTTTCATGGTATGAAACAAAAAGTATGTAAAAAATGTCGGGAGGCAAAGTGAGTATCAGTAGAGATGTATTATCATCATTAAATGAGCTTGGCTTTTCATTGACAGCTAAGCCAGAGTTTGATATTCCAAACCTACCTCGTGATATTACCGAGCTGGATGATGAGGGTCTTATGGATCTTTTTGTTCAGTTTACTCAGTGGAATGATCACCTAGCTGGTGCTCAGGCCATTGCTATTATTAATGAGAGAGAGGCACAACGAGCTCTAGATGGGGCTGAGTCTGCCGGCATGATCAAGAACTGGACCGGCGCTAAGGGAGATAGAGTAGCTCTAATTAAAGCTCAGATTGCTGGAACCCAAGAAGTAATGGATCTGCAGCATGAGCTTGATATCAAGTATGCCTTTCGTAAATTAATTGAGACTCGTACTCTTAACGTAGAGAGGGACTCACAAGTGGTGTCTCGTGAATTAACACGCCGCACTTCAGACGGAGGCGGTATGCGTTCAAGAACTAGAAGGTTTTCAGCATGACACACGATGAATTGCTGGCAGAGATAGACTTTGCAATAGATGACAGCAAGTACGACTACGACTTTAATTGCGCCGATGGCTCCCACGATTTCATGCTTGAAGCCCTTCGCAAAGTGGTGGAATTGCACAAGCCTATGAAGATTGTTGAGACTTTAACAGTTTGCCGTGAATGTTTTGTAATGTGGGAAAACACCCCCTATCCTTGCGCCACTATCCAAATCATTGAGAAGGAGTTAGCATGAAGTGTTCAAATTGTGATGGATTAGGTTGGTTATACCTAAGCGAGTTTAGAGAAGCAACGCCTGAGGGTGTTATTGGAGATGACCACTCTACTGTATTTACTAAGTCAGATTTTGATGACGCTATCTCCGTATGTCCAGACTGCGATGGTTTTGGTGAAGAGTTTGATGAGGATTACGCTGAAGATCTGGCAATTATTAAGATCATTGAAGACTACGAAAACCGTAGAGGATTCTACCGCTACTACAATGTAGACTTTGATGAGCGTAAAGTAACTATGGGCGTAGAGTTTGTATGGCGCACAAAGCGTTGGAAACTTGTTCATGGGCTCCCTACATTCGGTAAATTTGCTAGGATGTGGAAGTAATGTTTCAGCTATTCCTGCTGGTAATGTTCTACCTTGCCTGGAAATGCTGGAAAGTTTGGGATCAAAATAGGGACTATACCGCCCCAGAGGTTTCCGAAATTAACAGTGGCCTAAATTATGGAACTTCTTTAAGGAATGCATACAATAATGTTGTGGCCTATCAAGAATACCTTGTAGAAGAAGTAGAAAAGAAGATGAAATCTATGGAGGTTGATGATGAGTAAGCGTCAAGAAAAGATTGCAGCACGCCAAGCAGAGCAAGCTCAATTTCTTAAGGCTCGGGAACGTTTTAATATGGCCCGGTTTATGCAAGCTCAAGAGTTGGGAAAGCAGATGTTTGAAGCTGGTAAAGATCAGCTTACCGAAGGTCAGATTGCTATGATTGAGGCTGAGATGGCTGATAATCAAAGGATGATTGACGAGTACTTAGAGCGGGAGGGATTAAATGCCAAGCCAGAGCAGGAAACACCGGGGCTACCGGACACAGAAGTTAGTAGCTGAGTACCTTGCTAAACGAGGGTTTCCATTCGCAGAGAGTACGGGTGCTGGTAGATCTGGCACTGATATTACCGGTACTATTGGTATTGATTGGGAAGTAAAGGCTAGGGCTGATTTCAACCCTAGCGGGGCTATGAAGCAGCTTAAGGAACGCTCTAATGAGAAAGACCTACCTGTAGTTGTTCTCCGCTTAAATGGGCAGGGAGAGGCCTCTGTTGGGGAGTTCATGGCCTGTCTTAGATTAGAAGATTTTGTAAAGCTAATTAGGGATGCGGGATACGGCGATACACCGTAATATATGCCTTTAGGTGGGCGAATACAAATCGAACCTAAAGGACTAAAAATCGTGACTGATTCAGAAGAGAACTTCTTGCGTGTAAGCGCAGGATCAAATGCCCAAGCTGTAGGCTCAGCTATTGCACACGCACTATATGAGGCCCCACAGATTAAGCTCCGGGCAGTAGGAGCTTCAGCAGTAAACCAGGCAGTAAAGGCAATCGCTATCGCTAGAGGCTATGTGGCCCCTCGTGGTTTAGATCTTAATTGCCGTCCAGGATTTACCACAGTAGAGTCAAGGGATGGCAACATCTCTGCAATAGTCTTTACAATCTCGGTAAGTTAATCTATTATTAGTACCAAGAGATCTCTAACAGTTAGGTACCAACATGGCAAAATCAGATATTGATGCTGCAGTAGCAGCTGAAAATACGCAAGGCCGTAAGTCAGAAGGCAAGGGCGTTTCTTTCACCGCTCCTAAGCCTGAAAAGGGTAAGCTTGTTGCAAAAGGTAGCACCGCTGCTGCTGACCCAACAATCCAGACCCCAAGCGTTCGTGCTAACCGCCCTTACGCAGGACAGGAACGTCTAGGTGCTCGTTATGGCATTAGCGCAAGCTATGCAAAGCCAACAGCACCAGAAGCAGGACTAACACAGGCTAATGGCCGTGTTGTAAGTCCAGCAACAATCCGTCAGAAGGATTCATGGTCTGAAGGAATGGAAACTTCCTACTAAATCGGATATACTGTAAGCAGGATGACTTAGGTTGTCCTGCTATTACTAATTGGGGGCGCAATGAGTTTAGATGCTTTGTATTCTAAAGCAAAAGAAGAGAATACCTACGTTGCTGGTAAATGCGTAGTGGGCCAGTGGGCCAATTTTTTAACGGAAGCCGATCACAGAGCTTTCCTAGAATCTTTAAATGATGAGGACTTCTCTACGAGGAGCCTTCATACGCTGTACAAAAATGCAGGTGCACCATTCGGACTAACATCTCTCAAAGAACATAGAAACGGGAACTGCTCATGTCGCTAGAAGACGCATACAATAACGCTAAAGAAGAGGCTGCTGCATCTAGTGGCTTAAGCTCTATCGAGAAGTTACTCAAGGTTAACGGACTAAGCGCCGAAGATGTAGGCAAGATCAGTAAGGTCAGCCTATCAACAAACCCTGACGATACTAAAATTATTCTTTCTCCTAAATGGAGTGACGGTCCTGCATGGCAACCTGTACAGCCTGCAGACCCTGTAGTTATTAACCCAAAACCTACCCCAGCACTTATCAGTAGTGACTGGAAGGTTGCTGTTGCGCTTCCAGATCCTCAGATTGGATACCGC